GAGCCATTGGTGTGGCCACTTTATCTGGTCCTTGAGTTTTATCAAGGATACCTTTTTCTTCTGCCCAGTTTTCAACTGCACATTCTAATTCAAAATAATCCATACTTTATATTTATTTTATTGTTAGTCTTCCATTTGTCTTGCTATGTAGAATAGTATTACTGCTATCACTATACATACTGCTGCTGCTTCTTCCATTGCATTCATAATTTATTAAAAAGGCATTCCCGGCATACTTCCCATTCCAGGTACAGCTCCCATTGGATCTACTTCTGTTTTAATTAATGCACACTCTGTAGTTAAGATCATACCAGCAACAGAGGCTGCATTTTCTAGTGCAATTCTTGTTACTTTTTTAGGGTCAATAATCCCAGCTTTAAACATGTCAACGTATTCATCAGTTTTAGCATTATATCCAAAACCATCTGTTCTTGATAAAACACCTTCTAATTTTACATCAGCACTAACTCCTGCATTTTCACATATAGTTCTAAATGGTGATTCAATAGCTCTAGATACAATATCTATACCCGTACTTTCATCATTAAAAGTATCAGTAGTTAGGTTTAGTATTTTACTAGCTTTAAGTAATGCAACACCACCTCCAATAACAACACCTTCTTCAACAGCAGCTTTAGTTGCAGCAAGTGCATCATCTACTCTATCTTTTTTCTCTCTCATTTCTACTTCAGATGCGGCACCAACATAAAGAACTGCAACACCTCCAGACAACTTAGCCAAACGTTGTTGAAAGACTTCTTTGTCATTATCATTATCACAAGTATCAATTTGAAACTTAAGATTCAAAACTCTTTCTTCAAGATAGTCAGCATCACCTAAACCATTTACAATAGTTGTATTTTCTTTATCTATAGTGATTGTTTCAGCTCTACCTAATTCATTTAGTGTAGTATTTTCAAGAGCCACACCACTTTCTTCAGAAATAACTACTCCACCGGTTAAAATTGCTATGTCTTCTAACATACCTTTTCTTTTTTCACCAAAACCAGGAGCTTTAACTGCAGCAATTTTTAAACCACCACGTAATTTGTTTACAACTAAAGTAGCCAATGCTTCACCATCTACATCTTCAGCTATAATTAATAAAGATTTACCTGCTTGAGCTACTAACTCTAAGACAGGTAATAGGTCATTCATTATAGAAATCTTTTTATTAATTATTAGAATGTATGGATTTTCTAAATCAACAGTCATTTTTTCCTGATTGGTAACAAAGTGGGGACTTAAATATCCTCTGTCAAACTGCATACCTTCTACAACATTGACATATGTTTCCATACCTTTGGCCTCTTCTACAGTGATAACTCCTTCTTTACCAACTCTTTCAAAAGCAACTGCAATTAAATCTCCTATAACATGATCATTATTAGCAGAAATGCTTGCAACTTGTCTAATCATATCAGAAGACTTGTCAACCGAAATAGTCATATTTTCTAAATGACTAACAATAAGATTTACTGCTTTATCTATTCCACGTTTTAAATCCATAGGGTTAGCACCTGCAGCAACGTTCTTTAATCCTTCTGAAACAATTGCCTGTGCTAATACTGTAGCTGTAGTTGTTCCGTCCCCAGCCAAGTCATTAGTTTTAGAAGCTACTTCTTTAACCATTTGAGCTCCCATATTTTCTAAAGGATCTTCTAACTCTACTTCTTTTGCTACAGTAACACCATCTTTAGTTACTTGAGGTGCACCGTAAGATTTTGAAATAATTACATTTCTACCTTTGGGGCCAAGGGTTACCTTAACTGCATTAGCTAAGGCATCCACACCATTTTTTAAACCATTTCTGGCTTCTACGTTAAATTTTATTTCTTTTGACATATTTTAAAATAATTTTAATTGATTTGTATTTATTGATAATATATTATTGATCTCTGATTCAATGGCTTGAAGATAATACAACTTATCTATATTGTATAGTTCCCATTTAGGTTTTACATCCATCTTATTAAAGACTGTTTGTACCCACCTGCCTGCTTCTAATTGTATTTCTCTTGCATCATCTTTATTGACTTTTATAATTTTAACTCCTTGCTTAGATATAAAGTATCTGTTAATTTTTTGAAGCTTTTCTTCTTTAAAAGATCCATTTTCAATACTACGTGCAACTTGTTGCCATTGTCCTTTAGATTTCCCACCAATACAATAGTCCAGAATATTTTTATTTTCTTCTAGATACTCTTCAGGTAGTACATCATTAACAAAATACTGATATAATGCTTTAGGAATTACCAATTTAGACTTATTTTTATGTAATTGTAAATCTTGAAAATCAAAACGTCCTTTAAGTTTAACAGGAGCAAAGCTAAACTTGTCATTATCTACCTTAAATAGGTAATGAGGCTGTTTTTGTTTAACTTCTCTCCACTTAGTAATGTCAACATTAACATAGTTATTTACACCAATATAATTATTAACATCTGAAAGTACCAATTTTTGGTATTGATCATGTTCTAAGTTTAAACTTGTAGTATGTTCCCACTCTTCACATATTTCCATATACAATTCATAGTACTGTTTAGGTATTATAGTTTCTACACCGTCAGTATTCTGAAGTAAAGCTATAGCACCTGGTATTCTCTCCATTATTTGCTCATACAACATCATCAAGGTTAATTGACCATTAATTGTAATACGCATACATAATTCAGGATCATAAAAGAAACTATTTACATCATTGCTAAGACCAAATGTTGAGTTAAGTATAATCTTATATACATAATTCATTGGATTGCTCTTAGGAATCTTCTTACGCTCTTCAAAAAACCATTCATATTGATCACTAAAAGCTTCTTTTGGAAAATGTCCAGGAGACCACTGATTCTTAATAGCCAAATTAGGGTAAAAAGATGTTACATCTGAACTCATAATTAACATATCATCTGTACTTTCATAAATACCTTTAGCCGTAGCACCGTGTGCACCTCCTAAACCAAAGTGAGTCTTCACATCTTTATAGTTAATATGGTATTTAAAACTACCTTTTAACTTAGATGCATCTATCTCAAGAGATTTAAATCTTTCATGTAAAAGTTTAAACTCAGGAGATGTAAATGAAACATATGGTAATATTATATCTTTTACTTTTATAGTATCCCTATAAGTTCTCATTTGTTTGAGATCTCTTTTAGGAATATTTAAATTTTTAGATAAGTAATAACCAAATATTTCTTTACTGATTCTTGGTTCTGAAGCACTAAACATATTAATATCATATGTCTTGGTCAACTCTTTTCTTAAACCTACTTGAGATTTAGATCTGTTATAGATTTCTTTAGTTGACTTGACATCATTAATACAGTATTCTAATATAGTGTCTAAATCTTCTTGAGTTCTAATTTCAGTTTCATGATGAATAGGCATATCCAATATGTTTTGCCAATCCATACTATACTGTATCCATTTAAGACTAGAACGTTTAGCAGGGTTGTCCCAGTGATGAAGTTTAAATACGTCTATTTGACCCATTTTCATTTTCCAAGCTGGATAGTCACTAAATTCTTTATTGTTTGATCTCTGTATACATCTTTGTGCATACTTATAAATAATATTAGCAACTAAATGACCATCAAGATCTAAACCTTCTTTATCTTTCCAATTGTTAACATTATCTAGTATATAGTGAGTGACTTGTGCATCAAATGCTAAACCATTATAAGATATATGCCACTCTTTATTTTTAATGTTTTCTTTTAAAAAACTTATGAACTCTGTCTGATCATTTCTTAACCTTGATATTACAAATATCTTAGTTTCTGTTGTTTTATAATTTTCAAAAACACCAGTAAAACAATCATAAAGAGTTTCATAATCCATTACCCAATGTCTCATGTCTATATTTTAAATATTAGTGCCAAAAAAAGCCCAAATCAATGAGCTTTCTTTTTTTTAGTCAATAAGGTGTTATTCTCTCAAAACTATTGACCAGGTAATATGACTTTTGAAACTGTTGTTTCTTTAACATCAACTTCTGTAAACTTTGAATAATCAAATGTTTCTACATTAACTGCAAACATGTGAATAAAAGTATCAATGTCAGCTTTTTCAGTTAAATAAAATTCAGAAAATGTATCTACCAATCTTCTTTCTTCTTTTACAGTTTTTCCTGTTTGTTGATTAGGAGTTTTTAATCTCATAGGTTCTCCGTCATCATTTAACTTAGGAACCATATGATATGATTGCTTCATTACTTTACTGATGACTGCTAAAATGCCTGACGCAGGGTCAAACATAGCTTCTGTATACGGTGAGTCCATGCTCACTGGAATTAATGTAAATGATTTAGCATTTCTAAACGTAGAATTTACTAACATCATGTTTTGACCTATTTGTGTCATTTTATTTTTATTTTGATTTAGACAAATATATGGAACTTCTTTTTAATAATTGATGTAATGTATGATTATTATCAATTAATGTTTCTTTCTTAAGATCTGGTTTAGAACACAATTCTCCTATGGCTTCTATAGTTTTAATATCAACTTTTAAGTGATATGCATATGCTTCAAAACCATCATCAGGTGTTAAAAATGTATGTATGTATTCTGCCGCCTTACCTTGATCCCCAAAGAAATCTAATATAGTTATTTTAGTATCTAAACTGAACTGAGAGAACATGCCTTGTATGAAACGTTCCATGTCCGGTTTAAATGATTCTAAATTAAAAATGTATAAATATTTATTATTTGATAGCTCTACATGATCTTCATATAAAGGATGATTTTGAAGATAATCCAAAGAAAATCTTTTAAACCCTATATCCATTTTAGTTTTGTATTCACATAGTAGTCTACAAGAATTCAAAGAGTAAACATTATCCCAAGCAATATATGTTTGCTGTGGGACATGTTTTACACCTTGTCTAAACCCTAATAAAGGATATAAAAAGACTTTACTCTTTTGAAAATAATCTGTGTAAACTTTAGCCATATTATAAAGTTACTTTATTTGTTAAAAACTCTATAGGTAATGAAAAATTTCTACTGTTGTAATGAAATTCAGCAGTTTTTATAGCACCACCAAAACCATCAGCCCATCTACCCATAGTTTCTCTTGATACATCAAACACATAAACTTGGTTATATGTATCAATTACAATAAACTTAAACAGCATATCATATTCATCTGCATCAACACCTAAAGTATCATAAACTAACTTCATATAAATAGCAGCTTGTAGCCAGTAATTATAAAAGTCTATAGTATCTTTAAAATCAGAAATAGACTTACCTGTTGTTTTAAGATCACATATAGTAACCTGCTTTTTATCACTATCTACTTTATAATAATCAATATATCCATGTAAACCAAAAGATGAATCATTTAGCTTAGATTTAAGATATTTTTCACTATGTGTTTCAATAGGATCTAAATCAAAATCTGTAGTTACTTCTTCAAATAAAGACATAACATCTTTATTATTTTTAAGAATTTCAACTCTTTCTTCACACCTTAATAAAGTATCTTGGTCAACAACATCAACATTACTATTACTTATAAATTTCCAATATGGTTCATTATCTTCATTAACTACTTTTTTTAATCTTTGCTCATCTGTTTTAAGAGACTGAAAAAGATTTAAAGTTTTTAGTGATGCTAAAGCTTGAAATTCACAAAACTCTAATGTTTCTGCATCAGTATGAAGAGACATATCTTTCATTACTTTTCTGATATTATCACTTGGACTTTTACCAGGTGCAACATTAAACTTTTCATTAACATTTTCTGGTTCAAACAACAAGCAATGTACAAGCTTTCCTTCTACAAGGTGTTTATCTGTTCTAAGCTCACGGTCCCACAATATATAGTCCTTATAAAACAAGGATGGTGAAAATAATAATTTGTTTAAAGAAGAATAACTAAAGTTAAAATCTTTAGCATAAAACTCTTCTTCTTTCTGTTTATTCTGTTTCATTAAATTTTATTTTATTAAATTCTTCAGGTCTAAGTGTAAGATCTATTTCTTTAACAGTCCACATTTCAGAACCAGGCCCTACCATTTGATTTATTAATTTAGTATATAATCTTTTTCTTGTATTCTCAAATACAAACTTAGTCAATTTACCTCTATTAATCATTTTTGATATAAACTGATTGTATTGGTATATACTATGGTTTTCATGATTAACACCTCCAAACTCTTTTAATGCTTGACGAAGTGCTTTAACATTCACAGTATTCCAATTATTTGAATTTTTAAACCAATCATAATGCCAATAAAATAATGTAGCAACTACATCAAAAGATTCATTAACATTGCAGTTAGCTATCATTTCTACACACAAACTTCTTGTTTCTTGATCAGTACTAGTAAGCATAGAATGTATAGTATTATACTCATCATTTGGTATAATTGCTAATCCTTCATTAGTAAGATTCATAACATCTTCATCTAATATTATTGTACGTGAGTTATCTTGTAAAAATAACCATTGTTCAAAATCAGATTCTGACTCTATTACAACATCTCTTAAATCATTTGCAGATGGTAGAAGGTTTTTATTTATATCTTCTTTCCATTTATGTACTATATCTTCTCTCTTTGCTTCTATTACACCCTTAGTTGAATGATAACCAGCATATGAAAAACAAACATCAATTCTTGAGCCAGGTATAAACTTTTCAGGATCCTGAAAGAAATCATTAAATTTATTTACAGCACATTCACTTAGTAGATCTGACTGTTTCAATGAAGTTAAAAGTTTAAAATATTGATTAAGATCACGTGACCTGTGATAATTTGTCTTTACTAAACTATTTACATACTTTGGAGAAACAATTAAAATCTCAGCTTTTTCCTTATTTCTTATTACTTTACAGTTATATTTTTCTTTTAACAATTCTAATTTTTGTCTAGGAAGATTTAACTTAGGAAATCTATATACAGTTTTATCTTGTAGATTTATAGTTTTTTTATCTTCCAATACTAAGCCAAACTCTTTTAAATCATTTGCATCAAGACCATCATATCTATATGACAATGTTGTTCCAATAAAATATCCTACGTGATCTATTTCTATATCACTTGCATTATATTTTTTTTTATTATCTACTAATTGGGGTAATGTTATTTTATAAATCATTTTTCATATATTTTTGATATTCTTTTTTAACAGCTACTTTAAATGTATAAAGGTCCCTATTATTAATTGATATTTCTTTTCTTACCATTGGCTCTAGATATCTAAAGGTAGTTTTGCATAAGTTTCCATTTTCTTCTAACCATAATATCATACTCTGAGCACTTTTTCTTTCAAAAGATACAAAGTTAGATTCACTTAACCAGTATTGCAAGTCTTTATCTCTATTGTTAGCATAAGTTATATTACTACAATTTTGCGCAAACTGCCACAGTAAATGATAGTTTTGTTTATAATCTATAGTAGGTATAATTTTAAGAGCCAAAGCTTTATCATCACCATGAGAATTTAATTGTACTTGTAAATCACTAAGAAGTTGTTCATCAAGAACCGTTTTATTAGCAGAACTATATAATACTGTTTCAGGATCAATTACACTTACACTAGTTGTATCAATAAGATATGCTAAGTTTATAGCCATCCCTGTTAACATCCACTCATCATAAAGACTATTTTCAATATCCAAATCATAATACCTTACACTTTCTGTAAGCTTAGGAGTTAATAAAACTTCAAGGCCTGAATTAGCTATTGCTATTTCTTTAGGATGTGTTCCAGTGTTTCTACCTTTTGTAGTTTCATAGTTCCATATCTTATTCATCATTATGGTAGAAGGTATATTCTCTGCATTTTCTAAACGGTAAGTTGATATATCTTCATGTCCTATAATTAAATCTGCCAATGTATAATCATTTGTTACAGTTATACTGTGCTCTCTAAGAGCTGCTTTTAATCTATCTTGAGATACATTACACTTAGGTAATATAAAAGCTTTCTTTTTGGTTCTAAAAGTAATACCATCTTCTGTTGGTACTGTTAATATAGTTTGTATTTTTTCATATGTTGTTTGATCTTGAGTACATAATACTTTATCAACTACCCCGGAACTAGAAAGGACACCATAAATAGTGTCCTTCTCTAATCCAAAGTAAGTTAAAGCATCAGCATCAAAATCTTGATATACTGATTTATTTGCCATTTTATTTCATTGTCATTTTAATGATTGCTGGATTCATCATCATTTTGTTAAACTTCTGTTTATTACCATTAAAGATAGTACGTACAATTAAATACTTAAGATCATTAGTAAAATAGTCTTTAGTACATAAAGATATTAATCTATCAGTAATTTTCTGAGTCACTGAACTTTCTTTAGAATATACAACTGAAAAATTACCAAGTCTTGTAGCTAACGTTGCAGCAATATCTGCACGGTAAGTATCATCTTGCCCTACACAACTTCTAAGTTCACCAAGAATATATGATTCATTTTCATGAGTCAATAAATCTTTTGGTGTTACTAATTTGTCCAGTTTATTATTAATAAAAGTAGTAAACATAGATGCAAATGTATCACCTACAGAACCTTCACCAATCATTTGAATTAATGATAAGTTATCTTCAAAGCTATCAAAACTAGATATTGCATTAAAGAACGTTGTAATAGATCTTGCATTAGTTTCTTGTGTTACTAGCTCAGGATGTAATAATAAAAAGTTAATACATCTTGTATCTATACTTGCACTTTCCGCCCACTCAGCCCATACGTTAACATCAAACTTAAGATTTGCAGTTACATATCTAGTCTTCTGTGCACTATCTACACTGTTAACCATATAGTCACCATTATCCGGGTTAGCTGTTAATATAATATGCCAATCTTTAGGAAGGGACCATGAAATATAAGTTTGTCTATCTATTAATTCCATAACTGCTTGAATAAACCTTGTATCAGCTCTATTCCAATCATCTAATAATAGTATACCACCTTCTTTAGCATCTGCAATCCATTCTGGTGCACAGTAAGACATTCTATTCTTCCCTGTCATCTTGTATCCTGTTTTAAGATATTCCTGTACAGCAAGTTCATCAACCCACATACCAACTTTTTTAGTTATTGTTGCAGGCATGTTAGCTAAATCTGCTGAAGCGGCAGATCTTTGTGCTGCAGTATATGACAAGTCATCTAATTTCTTAGTTGGGACGTTAACTATTTTTTCTTTATACATCTGAAATTGACGTACAGGAAAACCCACTAGGTCACCTAACTCTTCTATCTGAGCTAAGTTTAATTTAACAAATTTTAGATTATTATCTTGTGCTAATTCTACAATAGTAGATGTTTTACCAATACCTGATTCACCTACTACTTCAACTGATACTGGACTTTTTCCATTGGATTGTAAGTACCTGTTATTTGTAATTATATGATTTACAAATCCTTTTAATTCCGTTACATTTAAATTTACTTGTGCCATTTTTATTTTTAATTTAATTTAATTACTTGTCCTGGTAAATCATCATTTACATCAGATATACTACTAAGTACCCATAAGGCATTATTAGGACATTTTTCTGGAGCATATGCTTCACCATCTGTTAAATATATCAATGCGGTATAAATACCTTTTTCATTGTAGTGATCAATAACTGGTTGGAAACTTGTCCCACCACGACCATGTATTTCCCAATCTTTCTTAGGTTTAAATTCTTCTACTGTTCTAAGTTGTGTATCACACTGTGCAACTGTAATTTTATGACCTGTTTTATGCATATGAGTTAATTCACTAAAAAACTCTTTAAGCTCATCATTATTTACAGATCCGCTTGTGTCAACACCAACAAGTATATGATTCTTAAATTTAATCTTTAATCCTGGACTTGCAGCATAACGTTTATTATATTTACGTCTTAGTTTTTTAGTATATACAACACTAGAATTACCTGCAAATCTTCTTAAGTAAGCTCTCCAATTAAACTTAGGTGGATCAATATGCATAAGTCTACTTATTAAATCAGAAAGTTCTCCTGGTATATCACCACATTTCTTTTCAGTTTGTTCTGTAGCTTCTTTAAGTTGATGATCAATTTGTTTTTGAACTAACTTTTTATCCGCTTCAGGTAACTCTTCAAAATCATTCCATGTGCTATGACAATATGGGCTATCACCTTTCATCTGGTCCATTAAGCTATCTAATGATGGGCATTCCCCACTTCCTTGTGCTTCTTCTAATAATTCATAGTACTTTTTAGTACCTGCTTTAACAGGAAGATTTAATTCAGGAAAACTTGATAATAATAAACCACCTTCAGGTAATTTACTTTCCAGTATGTACTGGTTTATTTCTAGATCAGCGGCTATATTAAATAGTTTATGATCAGAATACAGATCTCTTAATAATAAATGACCAAATGCAATATGCAATAGCTCATGTTTTATTAATCCATATCTATGGTCCTCACTTAAGTTCATAAAGAACTCAGGGTTTATTGTCAACTGCATACCAATACCATTTTTACTTACACCTGCTGTAGGTATACGTTCAGTGTATTCTTTATTGATACCAATTAAAAAGAGCCCGTAAAAGGGCTCTGTAAATATTAAACTTTTGGTTGTCCTAGCAACCTTTTCTTGTACTATCATGTTATTTCTTTTAAAATAGATAAATATAAATTTGTTGCTGATTTAGAATTTTTTATAAGAGTAGTTAAGTTACATGTCAATAATTCTTTATAGGTATATGTAGTATCAATACTACTATAAAAGGTTGCCCTTTTATCAAAGACTAATGCTTTTGCAATTAATCTATTAGTAATATTTCTATCTGCTATATCTAAATTTTTGTAAAGTGTCAGAGCTAATTCAACATCTTCATTGTTTTTGCTTTTGATCATCTGTACTATCTGTAATAATTCCTGACTTGATATTATTTTCATCTTCTAGTATTTCAATCCATACTCCTGGATTAGATTTATCATATGTATATTGTTCAAAGACAGGTAGAATAAATTCCGCATTATCATCTTCAATCCAACCTGCTTTAACCATGTCATCTTGCACGGTCTGTGCAGGATTAATATAATCAAATTTATGACGTGTACCTCTTATAAATTCAAAAGATATTTTAGCTGGTAAATCATGTTTAGCTAGTTCAGCCTTAAATTCATCATGATATTTTGCATAATAATCTTTAGCTTTTTTTCTATAATTCATTACTGTTTTGCTAGCAATAAAGTATTTACCTGTCCATCTACGGCCATTCTTACTACTTGGTACTGATCCTGGTATAAACCATTTTTTATTTTTCATAATCTTCAATTATTTCTACATCAGTCCATGCAACTAAATGTACTACTTCACCATTGTCTCTGGTACAGTAACTATACATTCCATCTATAGATCTAAAGTTAAGTTCTTCTCCTTCATCAACGGGAGGAGCTCCGGGTGGTACCTTATCTTTGGTAACTATCTTTATTCTACTATTGTTGGGTACTTTGTGTAATTCCATATTATTTATTTAATGTTTCTTTTAATAAAGGTTTTAGCATTGCATGGACCTTATCAAAACCATGTAACTTCATAGCATCTGATATGTCTTTACATATAGTTGGTACAAAACCGTTAATTTTATATGCATCAGCATATCTTTCAACAGCTTTAAGGCCAGCCTCATCATTATCAAAGAGAGTTATTACTTTCTTGTATTTCTTTTTAAGTATAGCAATTACATGAGGCTTTATCATTGTATTTTCACTATCAGGTGCTAATACTTCTAAATTATAACCCATTCCTTTTAAACACATTGCATCTTTTAATGATGAGCATATTACAAGATATGGTTGGTTATATTTTAATTGGTCAACTCCTTGTAAATAAGGTTTAACTTTATGAAATTTGTGTTTTTTACTAAATGGTTGATATATTTTATAAACTTCATTATTTTTATCAAAGTATCCATAGCACCATTTACTACCTACCTGTAAAGATCTAAACTCACCGTTATCTTCTTTAGCCATATTATAGTACTCAATAGGTTTTATATTATATTCTTCTAAAACTGTTTTACCAATTCTAAAAGACAACCAGAACTTTTTATCTTCTATTGTCCAATCTCTAGTTTTTATATAATCTATTTTCCATTTAACTACAGGTTTAAATGTTTGTTCTTTAAAATCTGGAGATTTAATATGTATATTATAATCATTTACTACTTTATTCATAGCATCTGTATATGATATATCAAACATAGCCATAACTAAATCTGTTTTGTTACCCATCTTACCAGTTGAAAAATCCTTAAACTTATATTGCATAATGTTTTTATCAACATATATACAAAAGCTAGGAGTCTTCTCATTAGGATTAAATATAGATTTAATCTTAACATCTTGACCTGTTAAAGTTTCTGATAGATTTAAATAATACTGAAACGCCCAGTAGCTTGGTACATCTGAGCCTTCTCTTACTAAATTTTTAGTGTTAAACATTCAGTGTATTGTTTTAAAATAAATCAAGGGGTGCTGCCAGGTCCTTTCGGAAACACTATGCAGACACACCCCTATCATTACTTAAATTAACTAATTATAAATCAAAGTCATCACCTGTAGCTGTAGCTGGTTCAAAGCTTGTAGTTGTAGGTGCGTTTTGCGTTTGAATCTTTCTTAAATGATTTTTATTATTTTCATCATAAGTTAATAACCTAGAGTTTTCTTTATCTATAGCTTCTAAAGGTATACCTTCTTTACTCATTTTAGGTAAATATAAATCAAAGTTTATATAACCTTCTTTATTTTCCCACTCACGGCCTCCTATACAAGCATTAATATACTCACTATTAGAAAATAATTTATTACACTCATCCATAAAAAGCTCAATAGTATTTGCTTCTATTTTATCTAAGGCTTCTCTTTTATTAAGAACTTCACTTAAATATACCATTCCTTTTAATACCTCAGTATCTTTACTGATTTCTCTACCTGATGGTAATATAGCATCTTTATATGGGTATTGTGAAAATCTAACTCTACCTACTTGGCCAAGATAACGCTCACTATTAGGATTATTCATATCCTTTGAGAAGCCATTAAATTCACCTGTTATAGGTTCAGATTCTACATTTAATACAATATTAAAAGATTCAGCATCATATGGTGTTGGATCAAATGATATAGAATTAATTTTAACTTTTTGATTACCTACTGAAATTACTGGTTTTGTGTTGCCTGACCCTGCAGACATGTCTTTAGTACTTAACATAATTTTTGATTTTTAATTAATAGATTATTCTTCATATTTTTGCATGCATGCTTTTACATACGCTAGGTCATTAGGGATAAAAGAATCCTCAAACATACCCATTGGTGATTTACATGTGTTCTCTCCTGAGTTTTGGGTTTCAAAACCATATGAGAGTTCACCATCATCATTTTTATTTACTTTTCCAAATAGCACAATGGAAAATAGGCCTTCCAAAGTTAAAGTATTATCTATCATTTTACCAATAGTTTTAGCTTTAATTTTTCTGTTACCGTTTATATCAGTTGAATCTTCTGAATGTGTTAAAAAGATTACAGTTAAGTCATCTCTTAAATCTTTAGGCAACTTTGCCACCATGGCAAGGTTAGCTGCAATTTGAGTAAACTTATCATAACCTTTCTCATTAGCTCTGTCAAAGTATTCAAAAGAACTCATATATTGCCAGTCATCTACAACTAAAGTTTTGATCTGTAACATTTTATCACTAACGTGCTTCATTGCTTTAATAATACCAGGAGCACTAGCTGCTGATGTTAAATTTCCTTTTGGATTTTCTTTACTAATCTGAGTATACATACTCTTATAGCCTTTGAATGGTAAAGGTTTGTTTGCAATATTTATAATGAAAGTCTCATCTGGATTTAATGTTCTGATTGAGGTAGACTTTCCGGTACCTGAATCAGCAATTACTAATACGCTTTGTGCCATGTTTACTTGATTAATTTAGTTATTACTTTTGTTAATGTTATTAATGTCTGATTAATTTCTTCTAACTTATCCACTGTTAATGATGATGTTGTTGCTTCTGGATCAGCTATATTAAAAAGTTCTAATTTTTTTTGTTGCATGCCAAGATTCAGCTTCTCTTTTAACAAAGGCAACTTAATATTTTTGCTAGTAATATCATTTATTACTTTTAATTCACTAACCGGTATAAGGTGTCTTTGAAATCCTGAGTTAGAAGTAATAAGTTCATACTCAGATTTCCAATGTGGATTATAATGTAAAAGATATAATGTTCTTTTTGGATCTTCAGAGTCATAATCTATACTTACAAACTCTGTGTATATATCTGATTCTTTTTCAAGCTCACTAGGAAAAAATGATACATGCAATTCATCTTTTCCTGATGGTCTATACGCCATCTTAGGTATATATAATGCATTAATTTTACCTTCTGTTTGAAAATAATCTTCATGCATTGTCTTTAAGTTTAAAACTTTCTCTTTACGTTGCTGTGGTGTTAATCCCATTTTATTTTTATTTATATTTTGTGTATTCATTTTTATATTTTTTCATATATATATGTATTATATAGTTGGGGAGCAGTTGGGTTGGGTGAGCAATTACCTACGTTCTTGTTGACCCGGTGTATTCATCTCCTCAATTTGCATTTGTTCAAACTTAGCTTTAAAGAAACTCATTCTTGCATCACCATTTCTTGCTTTAAGAAAGTGTAATACTAATGTTCTATCATTTTCTATGATATACCTATCAGGCCCATAGAACCTAATCTTTTGTTTAGCCGGTCTATTAATACCTATTAACATATCTGCATGTTGTAACATTGCATCTGATCCAAATATATCTGATTCAAGTATATAATTACCATACTTACCATCTATAGCCCTGTCCGGGTTATCTATGTTTCTATTAAGTTGTGATAAAGCAATAAATAAACAAGGATAATCTCTTTTACACTGAGTAAAAAATTCACCAAGCTCAAACATCATATCTAATGTATTGTTTTGATAAGGTGCTCTTTTAACTAACATAGTATGATCTAAAGTTATTATTGTTTTTTTCCCTTTATGCAATTCCATATACATATCAACTTGTTCACGCATTTGATTTACTGTTAATGGTGTACTAATAATATCTACTGGATTCTTAACTCTTTCTTTAGCATACTGTAAACAATTGTTTAATACATCAGGTTGTAATATACTACCTGCACTACATAGTTCTTTGTATGTTTTACCAGTCATAGAACTAAACTCTCTAATAGCTGATGTTCTACCAACCATTTCAAATTGAAATTCTAATACTCTAAAGTCATCATTTGGATTTAAAGCAAATGATTCTCTAATAATTTGATCTTTAATTAGCGTTTTACCTGATCCAGGTCTACCACCAATTACAGTTAAAGTATTCCATTCTAAACCATCAGTAGCAGCGTCATTAAACTTAGGCCAAGGTGTATATATAGATTTCTCTTCACCTTTAGACCTAGCACTCATATATTTTAATGCTTCACTAAATGCAGCATGTTGTCCTACCCATGATTTATCAGTTTTACCCATTTTCTATTATATTTATTACATCTGTTATATTATCTATACTAGCTTCACAACTGTCAGTCTCAGGGCTCCAAGAACCATCTCTTAACATTTGAAAATCTTCTAAAACTAAATTTAATTTTTGTAATACTGTATTTACTTTACTTGGTGTCATACTACTGTTTCTTTAAAATGTTCATCTTCTGTACTTACTCCATCAACAATCATATCACAATAATCAGCTAATCTGGAATGTTTAACTTTATGTTTATCTTGTTTAGATATAAAGTATTGACTAGTTTGCATATATAGATAATCAGCATCTCTGTACTCATTTACATACATCTTGGTAGCTTTAATAATGTCTTCCCATGTATGATCATAAGTTTCAAAGAACCATCTAAAGTTCTCTCCTAATGCTTTTACATTATTTCTTGCTGGATTACCACTTGGTAGCTTCTTAGCAGGAAATATTTCTCTGTAGGTATGAATTTTATCAAGAAAATCTTTACCCATGAGTTGTATATCAGTTTTCTTTTTAGCTTTGACAAAATAATTATCTAGCTTAACACAAAATAGTTTAGCTGTTGGTGTCATTATATATTTATCATCCACAAATTCTAGAAAACCTAATGCTTGTAATTCTTCAACATCAAGTTTACTGGTTTGAGGCCAAGAAATGCCTTGCTTCATTCCAAATAGGATCAGGCACTGATTTGGTGTCATTTTCTCTTTCAATATCTTCTGTAATAAGTCCCACATAATTATCTATTTTGTTTTGTAATTTTTTAAGTATTCTAGTAAAGTTTTCATCTTTAGTATAAACAGCATTACTTACTATTTTACAAGAATTTATAACAGTTGCATGATTTCTGTTAATTGCTTCACCAATAGCAGTTTTAGAGTAACCATCATTATTAGCTAAAAAACTCATTACT